ATACGACGGCAGCGAGCCGTCGTTGCGCGCCTGACGCACCGCAGCCATGCGCTGCTCGAAGTTCGCCACACGCTCATCGGTCGCCTTCGACGCAGCCTTGTCACGGCCCTTGACGCCCAGATCCTTGCGCGACGGACCATCCTCGCGCAGCGCCTTGGTCCGACGATCAGCCATGCCACGCACATCAGCGTCCCGCACAGCCTTCACCGGAGGCTTCGCCGACGCAGGCATCTCCTTCGTCTTCGAGCGCGTGCGAGCGGCCTTCGGGGTGTTCGGGTCAGCAGCCTTTGCAGCGCGGGTTCGCGCACCACGAGCCTTCGAGGACTGCTGCGCCGCCTTACGGCGACCGGCAGCAACCGCCGCCTTCTCCGCATCAGACAGCGACGCCTCCGAGGCGGCAACCTGAGCGCGAGTGTCAGTAGCAGCCTTACCCACAGTCGGGCCAGAAGTGGGAACCTTGATCTTGTCATTCGGGTTCGCCTTGTTCCACGCCGGAACAACCTCGTTCCAGTAGCGCTCCTTAGCGGCCTTCGTCTTCGGCTCGACCGGCTTCGTCTTCGGCACACGCACCGTACGCGGCTTCGGCGCAGCCTTCGCACCCACAGCCGCACGCGCAGCAGCCTCAGACTCCCTGCCCACAGCCTGAGCAACCGTCTGACCGCCCTTAGCGGCAGCACGCGCCCCAGCCGACGCAGACTTCATGCCAGCAGACACAGCCTTCAGCGGCTTCGCCACCGGAATCATCGACGCAAGCGCGATCCAGTCAGCCGCATCAGCATTGCCGCCCATCGCACGAGCACCAGCACGCACCGGCACAACCGCATCCACCGCAGTCACAGCAGAATCCGCGAGGTGCGCTGCACCCTTCCACGTCCGCTGGTTCTTCTCGATAGCGATACGGTCCATCGCCGTCTTGCGGCGAGGCGCCTGAACATACGGCTTGCCGCTGACCGGGGAGACGTTGCCAGAAGGCCGCGAGCCCGTAGGCTTCGCAGTCGTCGGACCCTTAGTCGAATAGCGGGGCTTGGGACGAGACGTCCCCCCGGTCGGTGCGCGCACGTTGCTTCCTTAGCGGCTGGTCTTGATGTTGCTCTTGTTCCCCGGCTTCGGGCTCGGGGTCATGCCAGTGACGGTCTTGCCACCCGCGGGGCCACTGCCACCACCGGGCTTCTTGCTGATGTGATTGGGCTTCACCATCGCCTTGACGTGGCCGCCCTGCTTACCAATGGGCATTGCTTCTCCTTATGCGGGAACTTGACGGACGACCCGTCCGGCCAAGACTGGGGTGCCCTTACCCGTCAGACCCGCCAGCAGTTGCTGCATAGGCGGTGGACCCTGCGGAAGGGCTTCGTTCTGGACCGGACCATCACCGGGTCCGGGCTGCTGCGGTCCAGCGGCAGCAACCTCGGCCATGTCTTCCGCGAGATCTGCGGGTCCGGTGGGTTCCTTCTTGGGCTTGGGTGGCTCGAATGCCTTGGCGACGGCGTCTTCGATGGGCTTGCCTGCCTTGCGTTCGCTGATGACGGTCGCCAGTTTGGTGATGATCGGCATCGGATCCTGTCCGGTGCCTGCCATCTGGGGGATTGCGGCGGCGAGGGAGGCGACACCGGCCTTGAGGCTGTCGCGCATCTCCTCCATGTCGATCATGCGCTCCTCTTCGCTGGCGTTGAGCGAGACGGGGAGGTTGCGGCGCACGAAGGAGCGGGACAGCAGTTTGTCGCCGCGGGCCTGTAGCGCCCACACGAGTGCACGGTTGGGGTCGAGTCCGGCCATGAGGCCGTATTCGGGGGTGATGCCGTACTGGCCCTTGATGTCGCGGGACGGCTTGTACTTCAACTTGAACGGCATGCCGTTGACGGAGCCGGTGACGTTCTTCTCCGTGTCGCCGAAGTACTTCTCTTCGATCTCCATAGCGATCGAGACGGCTTCAGCGAGTGCTTCGCCGAGCACCATCTGTGCGATCTTGATCTGCCCGTCGAAGCCAGCCATGAGCGCCTTGACGCCTTGGCCGGTGACGACGGAGTTGTCCATGGATCCGGCTCGTGCTTCGGGGAAGCGGGAGCCGAACTTGAGTTCGTCGGACAGGACAGTGTTCTCGGCGAATGCGTACTGGGGGATGTCCAGTGGGACGCGCCGGATCTTCTCGGGGTTGTTGGACCGGATGACGGCGTCGGGGCCGATCGGTAGGCGGTTCACGTCGGACGGAAGTGCCAGCGGAGCCTCGACGGACTTCTTCACTGCCTTCATCGTCAACGACGCCAGATGCGCCTTCGCCGCATACACGGGTAGCACATCATCGAACTGTCCACGCGCTTCACCGTCGAAAGAAGGACGGAGCGCAAGGGCGACAGGAACTCGCCCGATCTTGTTTGGCACCGACGCCAGCATGAGGCCCGAACGGTCGGGCATGAACATGACGGTGGACTTCTCGTCGTACCACCGGACCACGTCCACGATCGAGTTGCCGTCACCGTTCCCGATGATGGTGGTGGCGTACTCGGGGAACATTGCCGCGAGGTCTCCAGCCTTCCGCTGATAGACATGCGCGTACACCTTGAGACGTCCGAAGCGGTCCATGTCCCAATACGACCCGATGACCGGGTCGACGTGGATGTGGGCGCGCTTCTCCTTGAAGTTCGGCTCAACCCGGTACGGGACGAAGCCGAACGTGACGAGCCGGTCTGCGGCGACGATGTTCTCCGTCGTCATGCGGGACACGGCAAGCAGGTAGGAGCCGATCTTGGTGCGCTTGTCGGCGTTGGTGCGCTGCGACTCGTCCAGACTGGAGTCGCCGGACGCGGTCAGGGTCGGCAGGACACCGACCTGCTCGGCCATGTCCTTCGCGGCGACGTCGATCAGGTTCGCAACGATCGGCTTCGACCAGATGCCATCGGAGAACAGGCCGGGGAACACCTGATCGGCGTTCCCGGAACGCACGAGCGCGACTTCACGCATGCGGGCGTCACGCTGAGAGTGACGCTTACGCAGGGCGTCGAACTTGCTTGCATAGTCCATCAGGATGCTTCCAATACGTTTGCGAACGAAAGCAGATACGCCGCGAGGGCTACCGCCCTGTCCGGGCTGTCAGAGATGTACCCGATGGCAAGGTTGCAGTTCTGGCAGATCAGTCCACGCACGGCGTCGGTCTCGTGGTTGTGGTCAACGCACCACGTTGTCGCCCTGCTGGACGCATCAAACTCGATTCCGCAGCACTCGCAGCGGCCACCAGCCTTCTCGATCATCCCCTGAAGCGAGTCAAGATCGAGCCCGTATCGACGGGCACGGTGCTTGAGGTCAACTTCCGGGTTCTCTGCCCGGTATCGGCGCATGTGGTGCGTGTTGCACATGCCGCGAGTGCGGCTGGGCTTGTCGCATTCGGGCACGGAGCACGAATCAGCCACGCGCCCTCCTTCTACTGGTAGATGGCCTCGGAAGCCAGTTGGTCAAGATCAATCACGTAGCGTGATTCGACGTCAGCGGCTGACGTCCACTCGTCATCAACGAAGTTCGGCATGTTCGAGTGCGAGAACAGCACCTCACGGGCCACGATCTCGCAGAACCAGAGCGCCATCACGGCGTCCATCTTCAACTTCGAGCCCCGCACACCCGGCTGCCACGTGATCAACTGCTCGATCAACTTCTTGACACCCTCCGACCGCTGGTCGGGGAGTTCGAGCAGGTTGTCACCGGCATGCTTCATGCCGTTGTTGTTGCCGTCCCGGTTCACCAGCGACCCGAACAGGGGCGCAAGGCTTGCGACACCGAAGTCCGGGTCAGACTTGTTCGATCCGGTGTGATGCGGGCGGTACGCGATGCCCCGGTTCGCCAGAAACGACCGGATCTCCTCGTCCTTCGTCAGGAACAACTGGAAAGCGTTCGATTCCACGATGATGACGTGGGGCTTGTACCTGTCAGTCCACTGGTAGATCAGTGAGCGGATCGCTGCCGGTGTCGGGGCAGTCATGACATGCACATCCATGACGTAACGCCGTCCTGAGCGCCGATCCACCGCGTAAGCCACCGCGGCTGTGTCCCCCGCCATAGCGGGGTCGATGCCGATCACCCTGTAGAACCCCTCAGGGTTGTCAGGATGACCCACCCCAGATGCGATCAGTGGTCCCGGCTTCCTCATACCGTTGACGGCGCCTCTGACGCACACCGGGTTGAAGATCGCATCCTCGGGAATGTCGAGGTTCTGATAGACCAGAGACCACTTGCTCGGTCCAACCTCGTTCCGGACCACGTCAAGACGCGGCCCAGTCCAACGGTCGAAGTAACCATCGGAGTCAGGGATGTCAGCGCCATCCAGACGCTGCTCAGACTTCGGCCACAGGGTCTCCCACAGGGCCGAATCCTCGTTGTAGTCCAGAACAGCGGGCATCGACAGGTACGTCCACGGCACCTTGCCGCCCGTGTAATGCTCCGGGTTCCGCAGTTCCTTGTACAAGTCCACCGCAGCCACCCGAGTGCCCACCACCAGCAGTTGACCACCCGAAGGTGGCAGACGGGAGGCAACTTCCTGCCTCAACCAGTCCTGCTGCTTCTCCCACTCCCCCGCATTCGACAGGGTCACGACGTCATCGAGGACGATCAGGTCAGCGCGGGCGCCATAGATCTGCCCACCCATTCCCAGAGCCTCGACAGTCGGATCCTTGGAGTCCGAATCGCGGGCGTAACCGCCAAGGTAGATCTTCGTCGCCGACCACTGATCCGCAGTCGCCCGATACCCATCCACCGGGCCGTACGCATTCTGAAGATCCGCGTAGCGGGGGTGAGTCAGACGCTGCTTGATCGCATACAGGAACTTCCGAGCCTGCTCCTGAGTCTTCGACACCACGATCACGTTGATGTTCGGGTTCATCGCCACCCGATACGTCACATAGTTGATCGTGATCGTCTGCGTCTTCGCATGGTTCGGGGGAACATTCACCAGCAGCCGGGACAACCCGGCTGTGCCCTTCTCATACTGCATCGACGGATGCACCCAGCGCGGCTCCCCGCCCTCCAGCATGTCCACCACATTCAGCATGTGCGGCCACACCTTCGTATGCAGATAGCGCTCGCTGAACTCCGCGAACCCGATCCGCTCCGAACGAGCCTGCTCAGCCAGATCAGTCGACCGGGTCCGGATCGCATCCATCTGAACCGCAAACCCCGGCACATCACGGCGGCACGTGTCATACCACGACCGAGACCGCCCCACCACCTTCAGCGCATCAGTGATCGTACGACCACCACGCACCTCATCCAGCAACTGACGGCGGGCCTCCTCCGGAGACACCCGCCGACGAGGACGCTGAGAAGAAGACATAAGAAACAGCCCCTTTCGGGCAGCGGAAAACCACCCAACAAGGGTCGGAGACAACAGAGGTACAACAGGAAAACTACTGAAGATGTATATATGCGGGCCACAGGCCCGCACTAGTGCAACCGCCCCCAAGCGGTTGCTATGTGTTCATTCGCGCGGCCTCCAGCCGCGCTCATTCACCTCTCTATATATGTAGTGCACTAGCACCAGAAGCCGGTGCTAGACACCGGCAAAAAAACATTCATCTACATACCGTTACAACGTAAGAAACACTAAGAAACATAGGCCCCCCGACTAGGTAAAAATTTCCCAGCAGACACATCAACCGCCTCCGGGGGGCCAGATTTAGCACCCCCCGGGTCGGTCCCCCGCCCGATTCCGGGCGGCATGGCTCGTCCTCCGTCACAAGTCGGAGCCCCGTGCGCCCACAGGGGGGCGCGGGCGGGCACGCCGGGGCGCGCGCGCGGCGCGCAGCCCGTGTCGGAGGATGGGCTGGCATGGCAGGGTGTATGAGGGATGTGATCTAATGGTTGTTGTCAGGGGATGGTCCCCGGACGATTGGAGGTGTGTGATGACGACGAAGCGGGCAGAGCGAGCCGTGCGTCGGCTGGAGTGGGCGTGGGCGTGCTTGCACGATTGCTTGTCTGAGGTGAGCGCTGCGGAGGGTGAGCGGGGTGACTGTCTGTGGCGTGATGCTGATGCGCTGCTGGGTGAGGTTCGTAGGGGCAGCGTGTTGACGGTGGCGTCGTTGAACCGTTGCGCCGATGAGATCGACGCATGGCTGCTCCACTTCGAGGAGACGGGGGAGGCGCTGTGAGCGTGTCGCTGGTGCATGACGAGAGCGTGGGGAGCGCGGCGTCGGAGGCTGCGTTGTGGGATGACGGCATCGAGGCGATGCTGGAGCAGCGGGATCGGCTGCTGGGTGAGGCGGCTCGGATGCCGGAGCCGCTGCGGGGGGCGATGCTGGCGAAGGCTGATGATCTGAGCGCGGAGGCGGGCCTCCAGCGGTTCCGGCTGCTGGCGTTCATGCTGGCGAACAACGTGACGAGCGCGGATCGGATCGTGGCGGGTGCGCGGTGACTGCGCTGTTCATGCTGCTGGCGGTGTTCGGCGGCGCGGCGGCGCTGGCTGGTGCCATGCGCCGATAGCAGGATGTATGAGGGCTGTCGTACCATAGTTGTGCATGGCGCAGGATGTTGAGGGGCCTGCGTCGTGTACGTCGGATGGTCCGGCGTGATGACAGGATGTTTGGAGGATGCTATGCCGAACGAGATC